GGTTATAGTATTCAAGAGATTGGTGGTGACTTATTATTTTTAGCACCAGATGGTTTAAGAACTGTCGCAGGTACAGCAAGAATTGGTGACGTTGAACTAGGTACAGTTAGTAAAGCAATACAGCCTTTACTAACAGACTTAGCGCAAAACGTAGATAGTTTTACAATCAGTAGTATTGTATTACGAGAAAAATCTCAGTATAGATTATTCTATAGAGACTCTTCATTACAACCGTCAGACCAAAAAGGAATTATAGGAACGCTTAGACCAGAAGGATATGAGTGGTCTGAGACAAGAGGACTAGAAGTTACAGCCATTGGATCAGGATTTGATAACAATGGAGTAGAACAAGTTTATCATGGTGCAAGAACAGGATATGTATATAAGCATGATAACGGTGATGATTTTGACGGTTCTACAATTTTAGCAAGATATGCAACTCCTGATTTTGATTATGGAGATTTAGGAACTTTAAAAACTTTACAGTATTTAAAAGTTTCTGCATCGGCAGAAGGTGTCGTTCAACCCAATGTTCAAGTTAGGTTTGATTATGGTAATACCGATATACCACAACCAAATCTATTTGACTTAGGTACGATTGATCCTCCTTCAGTGTTTGGAGATGCATTGTTTAATACTAACGTCTTTGGAGGAGCAAGGAATCCATTGGTTAGAATCGCATTACAAGGTAGCGGTCACAGTAATAATTTTACATTTATTAGTGAGGATTCATTACCACCTTACACAATAAATGGATTATACATAAATTACATGCCTTCAGGAAGGAGATAGAATAAATGGCACAAAGTTATACAAGACAGAGTACTTTCGCAGATGGCGATACAATCACTGCTGCATTATTTAATAATGAGTACAACCAGTTAGTCAACGCATTTACATACAGTTCTAGTAGCGCTAGTTCAACTGGTCACAGACACGATGGCACAGCAGGACACGGTGGTAACATACACACAATCGGTGACTTAGACTTTTTAAATAAGATTGTTGCTGACAGCACTAATAATCGTTGGGGAGTTTTTGTTCAAGTATCTTCTTCTGCAGTTGAACAAATTAGAATCCAAGACGGAGCCATTGTACCAGTAACAGACAACGACATAGATTTAGGTACAAGCTCAGTAGAATTTAAAGATGCATACTTTGATGGCACAGTTACAACAGATGCTTTAGTAGCTGATACTGCTGATATAAACGGTGGTACAGTTGATGGTGCAACCATAGGAGCTAACTCAGCTTCTACAGGTGCATTCACTACTGTAACAACCACAGGTAATGTAGATGTAGGCGGTAATCTTACAGTTACAGGTACTACTACTTTTAATGGTGGTACACTTACATTGGGTGACTCGGCTGCAGACAATGTAGTTTTTGGTGCTGATGTAGATTCACACATCATACCTGACGATGATAACACATATGATTTAGGTAGCTCTACACAAGAATGGAGAAACTTATACATTGATGGTACTGCAAATATAGACAGTCTTGTAGCCGATACTGCTGACATAAACGGAGGAACTGTTGACGGAGCAATCATTGGTGGTTCAAGTGCAGCAGCCATTACAGGTACAGCCATTACAGGTACAAGCTTTGTAATAGGTTCAGCAGATATTTCTGAAGCAGAACTAGAAACAATTGACGGAGTTACAGCAGGAACTGTTGCAGCTTCTAAAGCAGTTGTAGTAGATTCAAATAAAGATATAGCTTCTTTTAGAAACATTACACTTACAGGCGAACTTGATGCAGGCTCATTGGATGTATCAGGTGATGTAGATATTGATGGCACTACTAACTTAGATGTTGTAGACATTGACGGAGCTGTTGACATGGCTACAACTCTTGCAGTTGCAGGCAATGTAGACTTTAACGGAGATTTAGATGTAGACGGTACTACTAACCTTGATGTCGTGGACATTGATGGTGCAGTTGATATGGCCACTACACTTACAGTTGGTGGTGAAATAACAGCAGCTAGTCTAGATATATCAGGCGATGTAGACATTGATGGTACTCTTGAAACAGATGCATTATCTTTAAACGGTACAGCAGTTACCGCCAGTGCAGCAGACATTAACCTTATAGATGGTATAACTAACGGAACAGTAATAGCCAGTAAAGCTATTATAACAGACTCAAACAAAGACATTACTGGTGGTAGAAACATAACCATTAGTGGTGAACTGGATGCAGCTACACTTGATATTAGTGGTGATGCAGATATAGATGGAACACTCGAAGCCGATGCAATTACTATTGCTGGTGTAACTTTAGCAGAAACAATTAGTGATACAGTCGGTGCGATGGTTGGAAGTAATACTGAAACAAACATTACAGTTACTTACGAAGACAGCGACAACACATTAGACTTTGTAATCGGTACACTTAACCAAGACACTACAGGTACTGCAGCTTTAGCAACAACCATTACAGCTTCAGCTAATAATTCTACAGACGAAACAGTTTATCCAACCTTTGTTGATGGTGCTACAGGCACACAAGGTTTAGAAACAGACACAGGTTTAACATACAATCCTAGTACAGGAATGTTGACAACCACAGGAGTTACTGCAACATTTACAGGTAATATAACAGGTAACGTAACAGGTAACACAAGCGGTACAGCAGCCACAGTAACAGGAGCAGCACAATCAAACATTACAAGTCTTGGAACGCTTACAACTCTTACTGTTGATAATGTAATTATAAACGGCACAACTATAGGTCACACATCAGATACTGATTTAATAACACTAGCCGATGGAAATGTCACGATTGCGGGTGAACTTGATTTAACTACTTTAGATGTATCGGGCAATGCAGACATTGACGGTACTCTTGAAGCCGATGCTTATACAGTTAACGGTACAAACTTAGATGAGTATATTGAAGATACTGTAGGAGCAATGCTATCTAGTAATACTGAAACAGGTATTGCAGTTACATATCAAGACGGAGATTCTACAATAGACTTTGCACTTGATGCAGCTCAGACAAGCATTACTTCATTATTGGCTACAGACATTAAGATTGGTGAAGACGACCAAACCAAAATAGATTTTGAAACAGCAGACGAAATACATTTCTATGCAGCAAATGCTGAACAAGTGTATGTTGCTGACGGTATCTTTGGACCACAAACAGACAGCGATGTTGACTTAGGTTCAACAAGTGTTCGTTGGAAAGATGCATACATAGACAGCGTAACCACTACAGGTAATGCTTCTGTTGGAGGAAACCTTACACTTACAGGAAACTTAGTAGTCAACGGAACTACAACCACTGTTAATAGTACAACAGTTACTATAGACGACCCAATATTTACACTGGGTGGAGACTCAGCTCCGGGTTCTGATGACAATAAAGACAGAGGTATTGAGTTTAGATGGCACAATGGAAGTGCTGCAAAACTTGGTTTCTTTGGATATGACGACAGTGCTTCAGCTTTTACATTCGTTCCTGATGCATCAAACTCTTCAGAGGTCTTTAGTGGAACAGTCGGTAATGCAATCTTTGGAGACATAACAGGTACATTACAAACTGCAGCACAAGCAAACATAACAAGTCTTGGTACACTCACCGCTTTGACAGGTGGAACAGGTGACTTTAATTGGGATTCAAATACTCTAGTTGTTGATTCTTCAGCAAACAGAGTAGGTATTCTTAATGCATCTCCAGATGTAACGCTAGATATTGGTTCAGCTACAGATGCTGTACACATGCCTACAGGTAATACAGCACAAAGACCCGGAAGCCCTGCAGCAGGTTATTTCAGATATAACTCAGAGACTGCTAAGTTTGAAGGCTACACAGATGAGTGGGGTTCAATTGCAGGCGGTGGTTCTGGTACAAACATGGATACCAACATCTACGCAGGTGATGGAAGTGATACAACCTTTACACTAAGCACTGCACCAGATACTGAACAAAACTTAATGGTATTTATTGATGGTGTATTTCAAGCACACGATTCTTACAGTGTCTCAGGAACTACATTAACATTTAGTACAGCTCCTGCAAATGGTAGAGTAATTACAGCTTATCACAGCACAACAACTGTTGGAGGTTCTAATAATACTATAAACACTATGACAGGTGATGCCAGCGATACTACACTGACACTATCCGTTGCTCCTGTACACGAGAACAACGTACAAGTTTATTTTGATGGAGTTTATCAGAGCAAGTCTAACTACAGCATTAGTGGTACTACACTGACATTTAGCACTGCACCTCCTGATGATGTATTGGTTGAAGCCATTACAAATACAAATACTTCTAGCACTACAGCTAATAAATTATTAGATGCTGATGGCGATACACAGATTCAAGTAGAAGAAAGCAGTGACGAAGATAAAATAAGAT